ATATCAGAATTACCTGTAAAATCTGTTACATTAATTATGCTATGTAATAATTCTCTATGAATTGCTACTGGATTATTTAAATCTCCAATAGTTGTAGCAGAAGTATGTTCTGTAAAACTTGGAGTTACAATATCTCTACCTAAATATACTTTCTCAATTCCTGCATTAAATTCAGATGATGCGATTGGTTCATTTGCTAAATCATTTTCAGCAGTTATTGTTACATAAATATTACTTAAAACTACATTAGCACTTACATAAGCTACATCATCTCCTTCTGCATTAAATCTAAAACTCAAATACAATTCATCAGGTAAAGCACTATTTTCTAAAATTGCTGCTATGTTAGTAGAGGTTGGTAAAGCAGTATTTGTTTCATCTGTTTTTACACCACTACTACTTGTTCCTACTAATTCTACATCACCTGAAGTAGAACCAAATCCATTACTTAATGAATCTGATAAATTGAAAAAAGCACCATCAGTTCCTGATGCAGTATTTATATCTTGTGAATAAGTACCTGTAAGATGTAAAGTTATTGCAGTAATTTTACCAGTAACTTGTGGCATATTTAATTTTAATACTACACCTCTACTTTCACTTGAAAAACTACTACAAGAAAAAGTTGCACTATTGCTTGTATCTCCATTGTAAACATTATCAAGACTACCTGCACTTAATGACCACCCTGTACTTAATGTAGAAGTAACTTCATCAGGCAACATTATAAATTGCCTTCTCATCAACTTAGGAACTTTTAATACTTTAACACTATCTTCGGTTACTATGGTTGTATCTGTATTAATTAGTTCTAAAAATCTTTTTAATCCTTTATCATAAAACTCTAATTTATCAGAACCACTTGTTCCTTCAGGAACGATGTACATAAAGTTAGCACCATCATTTTTTAAGAAAGGACAAGCATATACATCTTGACCATTGACAAAAGAAGTGTTTGGAGTGTAGTCACCAAAGACAAGTGGTTGTATTTTATTATTGTATTGAGGATTATCTGAATTTACACTTCTGCTTTGTGGTATAGATACATTCTGAAATGGTCTATTTGATATAATGTTTAATACAATAGTGTTATTCCTATAAGCAAAGCTTGATATTTTTCCGCTAAAAATTTGTAAAGCATTGTTTGCACTATTATCTCCATCAATTTGCGACAATATATTTACATGACCATTAATATATTCATTTCCTAATGATTCCAGTAGAGTAGTGCCATCTAAGTTAATATTGGCAATATTTAAATTTACATTACCTGTTTTGGTTGTAAACCCTTTAAGATCAAGGGAGTATGATATACTTGGTTTATTTAAAATCGCAGGATAATAGTTTATACTATTATAAAGCGTATCAGAAAAACTAAATGCTAAATCAGGAGTATTGGTTGTTAAAATACTTGAATTGTTGTTTTTAAATATTTGCACTAACCAATTTTCAGTCATGGTTGGCGATAGCTTTGATTCATAGTTTGAATTAACAAAACTCATTAATATCTCCTCATTCTTTTTGTTGTTTTTTTAGAGTAACTTGCTCGCTGTTTTCCTGCTTTAGTTGCTTTTCTTTTTTTGCGTGTTTCGTAAGCGTATTGAGATGAACTCATAGACTTAATTAGTCTTGAAGGTAAATATCTTTCACCTGTTTTTCTTGATGCTTTACCTGACTTTGTTCTCCATTTTTGCTTAGTCCATTTTGAAAGAGATTTAGCTGCTTTGGTTTTGCGACCTCTATATCCGCCACCTGCCTTTTTATACGCTTGTGCTAATAACTGAGATTTTCTTGCAGACCATTGTCCAGGTCTTCCGCCTTTGTTACCTCTCATGATACGATTTTTAATTCGTTCTCTTAGTTTAGGTTTAGTATAAGGACTTGCCATTATTGACCAATCTCCCTTCTTATGCTATTTAAAATTTCATCTTCTCTAAATTTCATAGAAAGGTCTGCTTCGAATCGTTTCACTTCTACACCATATTCAAATATGATAATCGTAGGTACTACTTTAATATCCCATTCTTTTTGAATGACTGCACCTATTTGTTTATTAGCAAGATCAACATACCCAGTATAACATTTATCTATTTTTTCTAATGGTATTTTGTTTGCCCAATTCCAAGAAGCATTGACTTCAATTACAGCACAAAACTCGTTTTTCATTAACTGAATATCTTGGAAATTATCCAAATTGACTGATTGTGAGTACAGCCAAGAAGTAGATAGTCCAAGCCATAATAACAATATACTTATCCATTTTTTCATAATCCATCCTCATTAGTTATTATTCATTTTAAGTAAAGTGTCATTGATGCTTCTCGTATCATCTTTAATGTCATCTACTTTTTCTTCTAATTTTTCTACTTTTTCTTCAGTATTTAAAATTGAATTACGAATCATTTGGTCTTTTAAATCGTATTCTGTTCTGCTGATTGGTGGTTCAGGTAATTTCTTCGCTTCCTCAATATCTGCTTGTAGATTAAACCATAAACCGACTATCATAAATATTGTTACGCCAATACTGACAAGTGTTTCAATATTCAATGTAAATTTAGTTCCTTTTCCAAGTTCCACTTTAGTATCTCCTTAATTTAAGTTTAGGTATTCGTTTTAGTTTTTGTTTTATGCTTTTTTTCTTCATTCCGAATAATTTTTTCGGTATAAAATTTCTTGCTGTACTTGTTGTTACATTGCTCATAATCCTAATTTTTCTGCTCTCCTTATAGCAGGAATAATTGTATCAACTATAGTTTCATCAACTAATGGTGCTGATATATTTATTGTAATATTTCTATCATTATTTGATGGACTTGGAAGGGGAGTAAAATCGATTCGTTCCATTCCTGACGCATTATCTCCTGCTATTACTCCATTTCCAATAGGCAAAGTTGTTCTGCCTTTTGTAATTATGCTTCCACCAGTTGCAAAAGAAGAAAACAATTGATCTGTTACTCTCCCAATCATTCCGCCTGCTCCTGCTGCTACTGCAAGATTTATAGGAAATGGTAATGATTTCATAATACTTGAAATCAATCCTGCTTGTGCTTCTGCTACTTCTGCTTTGATTACAGAAAGTGCAGCGTCTTTTGCAGATTGACCTTGCAAGATTGCTGCCTGCAAATTATTTTGTATTTTTTCTTTATACAATTGGTCATCAATTATTTTTCTTGTTTTTGCTTGTTCTTTTTGAAATTCTGTAAAACTTTCTTCTTCGTCTTTCATGTGCTGATAAAAGTCATCTACAACTTCTAAATCTTCAGCCATGTCATCTTCATCAGGAAGCAAAGATATAGTAGGTCTTTCTCCAACAATTGATTCTTGAAGTTGATTATATTCTTTTTGTAATCCAATTTGTTCAGCAAGCTTTTCTATCTGTGTATCGCTTACATCAATTTGACTTTCCAAGTTTTTAATTATTTTTGGAAGTTCAGAATTTAATCTTTTGTGTTCTTCTCTTGTTCTGTTAGCCCCTTTAGCACCTAATTCTTCTCTTTCCCTTTCAACTTCTCCTAATTTGATTTGAAGCTTAGACTGATTGTTGAGTTCATCAGAAATCATACTTGACATTTCTGTTATACTTCCAAGACCTTCAAGCTGTTCTCCTATAGCTTTTTGTCTTTGTAAAGCAACATCTCTTTCTAAATCTGCAATAGTTCTTAAAACATTTTCATCTTCTGCACCAAGTTCTTTTAATTTTCTTAATGTAGTTTCTATTGCTGTTTCATTTAATTGTTTGAATGAATCTGTTAAATCATCAATACCTTCTTTTAAAAATTTTACAACATCTTTAATAGCAGGTGCTAACAAATCACCAATACTATCTTGAAGTTGTGAAACACTATCTTGAAAGTTAGATATTAACCCAGTAAATGTTTGTGATAATAAATCAGTAGCCCCTGCAATATTTCCTTCAGGATCAGTCAATGTATCAGTTAATGCTTTTCTAAATTGTGGTAAAGTAAGTTTTGATAAATCATCAAATCCTGATTTTAATTTTACTTGTGTTAATACACCTCGTTCTCTAAGCACATCTGCTGCACCTGCACCGCCTGCAAATGCTCTACCAAAAGCATTAGCTGCTTCTACAATATCTGTTCCCATAAATGCTGCCAAGTCAGATACTGCTTTTAGTGTTTCTGTACTATCTGCACCAAACGCTTCTAATTGTGCCCCTGCTTCTACAACATTAGCAAGTTGGAATGGTGTGGTTGCTGCTACTTTATTAAAAAAGTCAAAAGATTTTCTACCTTCATCTACACTACCTTTTAAAGCTACAAGTCTTGTTTCTAATGCTTCAAATTGTGCAGAAGTTTGTACTGAAGACTTTACAACTGCACCCAATGCTGCAGCACTTGCCAACCCTGCAAAAGCTTTCATCGCTTGTTTTGCTGCTAAAGTTAATTTATTAGTGCTTTTTTCAGTTTTGTTTAAATCTTTTATTGCCTTATTAACTTCGGCTTTTACTAATAATCTTATTTTTTTATCTGCCATTTTGCTCACTCATATAAAGTTTTATTCCATTAATTTCATTTCTAATAGTATCGAATATTTCGATTTTACTTGCGTCTGCACTATCTAAATCCTGTGCCAATGGTATATTAAATTCTTTTATCCATTGATATTCACGCATTAATAATCCATCTTCATTATCAATAATCCATTTTGGATTCATGAATAAAGGCAAATGAAAGTAGAGATTTCTTCCAAGAGAAAATCTACTATCTCTCCACCCTTCTGTTAATTCAAATATTTCTTCCCATACCTGTTCTATGTTTTTATAAGTCTTTACTCTTTTTGTAACAGGACTTTGCCTTTTGTATGGAAACTCTAAAGTTATGTGCGGAAATCCCATTTGAGAAAACCACACATAACTACAAAGTCCTATGAGTCTTTTTTTTCAAGCCCCATATAGTTCGTAAAGATTTGTTGTAGCAATAAATCTACCTGTGCCATTGTTAAAGAATTGACTTCCTTTTCAGTTAGCCCTGAAAGTTCTTCAACACGATTAATTAATTTAAAATAATCGTCCTGATTCTCTTTATCATCTCTAAAAGCATTTAGACTTAATTGCCACAACTCTCTTTTCTCTTTATAAGTAATGGAATTAACATTCCACTCTTTATCGAACATTTTAACCTTCATTGTTTACTCCTTACCAAGTTGATGAAGCATATTTATCATTGTACATGAATTTAAACGCTGTTCCACTTGCATCTCCATTTGCATCAGTTGCTTGTACAACTTTGAATGGAATTGTAATGACAGCACCTGCTTCTGCGTTTGCATCAAGATTTACTGCTGTTGAATAGATTTCACAATCAATATTCATTTCACCAAGTTCTGCTGCATCGATTGTACCATCACCTTGTTGTAATTGTAAAGTTGCAGTTTTACCATCAATGAAATCTTGTAAGATATTCTTTGTTGCTGCAAAGTTTACATTACCATCATATAATACTGACAATTCACCAGTAATATTTACAGATGGAATACCGAAAGCATAAGTTTCAGCATCGCCATTAGAATCTCTACCTACTCTTGCTAAATTGTTTTCAAAAGTAAAAGATACTCCTGTAATTACGATGTCTGTTAATGTTTGACCATCAACATCAAGTTTCTTTACATCAAAGTAAGATTCTACTTGAACTGCTTCTGATCCTGATTGCGATATTACATCAACTGCTGTGCTTAGATTTTGCTCAGTTAAGAATTTAGATGAACTCGTAAATCCTGAATAGAAAGTACCGCTAAGTAGCAATCTACCATCTGTCATGTCAAAGTTCATTGTTAGACTTTGTAAAGCAGCACTTGTAATCAATTTATCTTCACTTGATGAAGGATAGTATAATCCAATATCAAATAAAGATGGAACACCTGCACTTGAACTTGCTGTAAAGTCAGGTCTTGATAAAGCATTACTTGATGATGCTTCTATTGTATGAATTACATTAGTACCACTTGTGTTTTCTGAATGGTCTTGTAATACATTAGCTAACAATCTTACCACAAAGTTTCTTTCAGCAGGGACTTCAAAGTCCATTGTAATAAATCCGCCTTTAGAACTTCTGAATTGGTCATTGTCTAATTCGATCATACCTGCGTTGTTGCTTCGTATCTCACCGCTTTCAATAAAATTGAGGACTGGTGTAGATACATTTATCATTGGCAATAATTTATATGCCCCATCAGCTGCAGCCGCAGTTGCAATATTAGCCGCATCTTTTGCTAAGATACCTACAGAAAATTCACTTTTTCCATAGACTTTTCCACTTATAGCCATTTGTTATTTCTCCTCTTTTAACTTAGGTTTTTTCTTTTGTTCTGTTGGAAAAAATCGAACACCTAAAGATTCAAGTTCTTCCAAGTTTTCTTTTGTTAGTTTAACTTCTTCACCTCTTAACAACCTTCTCGTAATCCAGTTAGGTGTTTTGGTATATCCATATTGAAGCTTTAAACCACTTTTTAATTTATATTTCATGATATTACCTCGTTTACATTACACTCTAAAGTAAGAACACATCGTTCTCTTTCTGTATCTTCTGCATCTCGTTCATAGACTACATCAATAATTCTTGCGTTATACCAATCAGATATACCTAATGCTTCTAAATCACGATTGTTAAAGAAAATTCTTTTTAATAATTCTGCTACATCGGTAAGTCTTTTTATATCCTTATCCTTTGTAAATTCTGAACCAGTATGTATTTCAAAACTTATTGTTGTAGTAAAAGTTCTAATATGTGTGTTGCTTGCATAATCAACAAAAGTGTCTGAAACTGGTCGGATCAAAAAACTTTCTTGACCTCTATGTTCATCATAAAACAAAGGAACACTTGGTATTGTTTGTTTAATAAGTTTTTGAATATTATCCAAAACTTTATCTTTAAATACATTGTTAAATTCTACTCTTGCCATTATCCTTGCCCTCTATATCTTTTCTTGTAATACTTTTTACTAATTTTTGTACCATATTTGGTTCTCTTGCTTTGCCCTTGTCTTGTTTTCTTTTTACCATTTCTTCTTACAAAGGTTATAGTGTTCTTTCTTGGCATTATTTCTTATATACCTTTTCTGCACCTGCAATTCCAAATGAACCTAATGTTACCCAAACAAATGAATTGTAAATGTAATCATTAACTACAAGTTCAATTCCAATAATACCCATTACTAAATCTACGATTCCAAATACACACATTAAGGCAAAAGAAATAAATCCAATAATTGCTTTTTCGTTGTATTCGTTTTCATCTTTAAAAATTGACCACATTATTTTTTTCTCCCATATATTTTCTTTTGAGATTTAGGTGGATTCTTTTTTCTTCCGCCTTTACTCCATAAAAATTTATCTGCCCAATATGCAGCAGACATCTTACCTCTTGCTATATTTCTTCTATGTCTTGATTTAAATGCTTTTCTTGCTGCAGCACTATAATTATGTCCCATACCTTTAGCACCAAATCTAATCAGTTTTAATTGATGTCCTGATGATGCTAATACCATAGCTTTCTTGGTTTTATGACCAGGAGTCATTTTAGGTCTATTGACTGCTGTCAAGCCATATCGTTTTAATAGCTTTTTCTTTCTTCCTAAATGTGCCACTATTTCTTCTTACCTTTTTTCATCTTTTTTTTCTTTTTTTTCTTTTTTCCATAATGATATGGCATCTTTATCTCCTTTTGAGTTGTATTGTTTCTATTCCGCCACCACTTGTGTGGTCTAACCCTGATACTTCTACTTCCCATTCGTCATCTGCTGTATATACACCAGTTGAGAATCTTACATACACTCCATGTCCTACTGGTTGGAAAGAACCATCAATAACTTCTGCTTCTTGGACTTGATTTACTTTCAATCCTGAATCATCTCCTATAAAACTTTTATATTTCACAGAACTGGTTGAACCTGCTGCAAAAGTACCGCCTGTGCTAATGATAACTTTAATTCTATCAAATGATGTTTGTGGATAACCATAAGTATCTACAATAGCACCAGTTGTGTTTCCATTAATTGAAACTTCTTTTACGATTTTATCTCTACCATCCTCATCTTGATCTAATGAAATAATACCTTTTCTAATAAGGTCTAATAGTCCAGTACCGCCTTCTTGGTCGTATGCTTGTATTTGTAATCTAAGTCCATGCTGCTCATCGTATGGTAATATTGCCATAGATGCAGCTAACAACGCAGTAGCCCTAACGATTACTTCAGGATAATCTCTACCTAAATTATCCCCAGTTCCCACACCTTTGTTCTTGTAGATTGGTTTATTGATATAAGAACGAACAAAGTCGGAACTTCTCGATATAAACTCGTTAAAGAGTGTTTTATTATCCCTTCCTGCAGTCATAGTTATATCGAAGTTTGGATTTGAATTAGTTGTAGGTTGAAAGTAAACGACATCAGCATCTTCATCAAAGTAGTATTTTCCATCTGCATCTATGCTTCCGATGTCACCTACCGATGTTTGTTCAATGTCATTTTCATAAAGCATGGTGAACTTACCTACACTACCTGCTTTCCATATTTCTGAATTTCCACTTCCACTATGACTTACCCAATTTGTGATAGTTCTTTTCCTGTCGTAATCAAATACAAAAGGTGCTACCAGTTGTATATCTTCTATTGTGCAATATGTATCAAGATATGTACTCATTACTAAATTCTCCTATTAGTTGAGGAACTTCTAACGAATCAATAAGCTTATGTAATTCAGGCATATAATACTCTTTCTCTCTATCTGATATTGTTTTTGCTTGTAGCATGACTGATAGTTCTTTGATTCGTTTTATGGTTTTGCCTAAATCCATTAGTCCCCCTTAATTATTTTATTGTTCCAAGTTGTTATTCCATTATGTATATCTAAGGTGATAAGATTAAACCAACCATCGCTGAAGAAATCTACGATTCCTACATTATGTGTCCAGTTTACCTTTCTACCTTTTAAAAAATCTTTTTTCAGTTTACATAAACACCCCATGCTTTGTGCAATATGTACTCCTGATATGTGCTGCATTACGCTTCGTTGACAATCGTGAGTATGCCCATAGATAACATTACATCCTAAAGCCATAACACTTGTCCTGCTATGATTTACACTTGAATAGTGTCCTCCATGATAAGCGTAAAGTTTTGATCCTTCAACTTTGAATAGTTCTCCATAAGGATACCAGTCATAACCTCTTTCCTCTATTTTAAATAGATTCTCAGGTTTGTATCCTTCAAGATATGGATTTTCTTCAACAAAAGAATTATACCAATTATCATGGTTTCCCATAGCTAAATATTTCTTTTTACATCCTACTTTTTTTAGGACTTTATCAATTCTGTCTAAATGATAATTGACTTCATCTGCTTCTTTATCAATTAAGGGGAGTTGATATTCTAATGGTGGTCTTTTTCTTCTTGACCATCTCCAATGAGATACATACTCCCCTTCTGCAAAATCACCTAAGTTGATAAATACATCAGGTTTTACTTTTTCAATTACCTTTAATGCACAGCTAAATGCTTTTTCATCATGTAATGGGAAGTGCATATCCCCAAAGATGACACCTGTACTTTTAATCTGCTTCATGTAGTTGTTGCCCTTTTATACCACCCAAAGTAGAATCGTTCTTGGTCAGGTTCTTCGGCTACTAATTTACCATAGAACAAACAACGATATGCTTGTAATCGTCTTTTAGAGATTCTTGCTGCATTCTCTATGGTTATTTCTCCGATAACTCCATCTTCTTCGATTTTATTCATCTTTCTACTATTGATGGCTTGTTGTAGTATTTTGACAGCTTGTCTTTGCCCCATATTGACACACATATCGAAATAGGTGGCTTTCAAGTCATTTGGTAAAAAATCTACTTTACTTGGTTTCCAGTAATTATTGTAATAAATATTAACTGCGTCACTTTTAGTGAGATTCTTAATATCTAAATCAGGATACCATCGTTTAGCAATACCAAACTTGGTTTCACCACCTTTATCGTAGGGATCATTTACATAACCCCCTTCATGCTCTAAGACCTTGTCAATGATTTGTTCAAAGGTAATCATGCTTTCTTGACTCGTTCCCACGACTTCATTCCCCCAAGACCAAGCATACCAAGAAGTATGGTTGTCATCGTATCCATATCGAATTGTGGTAATTCCACTACAATTCCAAATGCAGATAAAATAAACAATAGAAATGGCTGCATTATGTAATGATAGCCAAATGCTATTGATATAGTCCAACCTAAAAAACTTCTCCATCTACTCAATAACCCTGATTGTCCTGCTTCAACTTTATTGACTTCAAGTTGTGCTTTGTTAATCTCTTGTATGAGTTCTGCTTTTTCTGATTTATCAAGTGTAAAGTCATCGATTTTGTCTGTTACTTTATCTATGATTCCTGCTACTACATTTAATTTAGGCATCTTTTTCTTCTTTCACTTCTTCTTTTTCTTCAAAAGATTCTGTTAGCATTTTAGCAAAAGCACCTTCAGCTACATTCTCTCTATCGATTTGAAATGCCAAATTTGCTTTTTGTCTTCTA